TGATATTGACTTGTAGTCTGAGTTCAGGAAATCGTTGTTTAAGTGCAATCAAAAAGTGTTTGAGTTTTTCAGGATCTGCTCCTTTGCCCACAGCTTTTCCGCTGGCACGATTGAATGTTTCAATGCCAATGGTAAATGATTTCCATCCAATCTCTGGAATAAGATCCACCTGCTCAGGATTTGCTGCCAAAAGATCAACTCGACAATAACTCCAAAATTCAAAATCTATGCCAGTTTCTTGACGAATATCTCGAATCAAATACATTTTTTCCAAGCTGTCATTGAACGTATCATCAACAAACATGAACTTTTTTACACCAAATGAGTTGTATCTATACAGGATATCTTGTTTGATTTCTTCCTTGGATCGGATGTAGGTTCCCGGCTTTTTGCCCAAGTGATCAAACTCACAAAATGCACATTGAAAAATGCAACCTCTACCTATTTCAATAGGCAATACCCAGTCGTCTGTTACAAAATCTGAATCAGCATATTCAGTAGTTAAATTATTTAATATCTGAACTGCATAGTGTTTGTCAGCATCCACATATTTTTTATTATTGAAGTGTGTATAAATTAGGTCGTTGCCTTGTACAATATGATTGTGTACAGCTAAAACTGCCAGATCTGAGTACCCAGCACATATGATATCAACATTTACTGGCATGTGTTGAATTATCTCAGCATTGGGACCTCCAACTACAATTGTGCCTTGACGATTTTTTATGTAATCAATTAATAGAGATTCGTCTTTGTTAAGCAATTCAGTCATAAACCCAGCATCTTTATTGTCAGTGGTCCATTTGTTGTTGCGAAAAGTGGCCTGGCCAGCAAATTTGTCTGAGTTGTATGTGGGAGGAAAAAATTTAGTACTAAATCCCCACCATTCGACTTCTGCGATAGTGTCCAAGTATGTTAGTAGTACAGACTGATCCCAATGAGACAAAAAATCAATAACTTCTACTTCTACGCCATGTCTTCTTAATTCTGTGGCTATCCTATATACCCCAAGTGACCTAATAGGAGGATTTGGACTGTCATTAAACAATACTATCAAACGGATTCCTTAAAGGAATATTTATACAACAGAGTAGACATCAATTCACGTGAGCTTCTGCGCAAGTCTTCTAGTCCGCCATTGTTGTCAATCACATAGTCTGCCATCCAAATTTCCAGGCTCATACTAGATCGATCTTCTGCGGGCAAGTGATCACTGCGGTCCACCCAAACAGCATAATCAAATACCTGGGTGTTACGCATGGCATGGAACTCGCTCTTGTTACGCAGTCCGCAGTAGATTGAATTTTCAGCAAATATTTCTCTACCCAGTCTAGCATAATCGTTTTTACAGTAAGCATGAATCATGTCATACCATTCTGCTCGATGATTGTGCCGATCCTCAAAACATTGTGCATAGCTAGTGTATCCATATTTGTTTTTGAGTTCTGCATAGATAAACTTTTCAGCGCAAAAGTCTGAACTAGAACGAAAACTATATCCAAATTCTTCACGCAGAATATCACACACAGTATCTTTGCCGTGTCGAGCGTTGCCAATAATCAGCAGTTTAGGAAGGGTCATTTTAAGGAGGTTACATTAAGATGATCGAGTGTGCGTTGTAGCATGCCTATTTGTCTGCGGCAGTCTTCTAGTGCATGGTGGCTGGTGGGTGGGATGGGCTGATCAGGCCATAACGAGAACACAGTACGGCTGTCTCGCACCATGTAGTATTTCCAAGGCAATGGCTTGCCATAACTCTTGTAAGCATGCTCCAGAATGTTCATGTCGTATGTGGGACCTTGTGCCCAGATTCTGGTGGAGTGCCAAATCAGCCGGCCTAGCCCGTCTAGAGCTTGATCTAACGGGATACGATCTTGTTCACTGAACGCTTCGTCCCGAACCACAGCAGGTTGTGTGGCCCACCAATCAATTGTGCCTTGATCGATGGCACGATCTTCTTGACTTTCTAGTGTGACTCTGGCATAGTAACTCTGTCCAGAATGGCCTTGCCCTAACGGGTCAAAGCTCTGGGCCGCAATAGTTAGTATTGTAGTGTCTGGGCCTGTTGCAAGCCCTTCTAAGTCGATCATCAAGTCCATGTGCTATTATAACACAAGGCTTGTTGACACGCAACGGATGGTTAGCCGATTACCCAGGTAAGTGGCTGGCTAGCATCCACATAGTTTTTGAGCTGTTCTTCTAGGGCTGTGATAGCTTCTTTGGCTTCGGCTTTCATTGCGGCACCGTTTAAGGTACCACCGCCTTGTGGTCCTGCAATTGAACCAAACTTCTCACGTGCTTCACCAATGATCATTTTACAGTTGGCAACCATATAGTCCTTGATCCATTGCTGAATTTGGAAATCTTGTAACAAGTTAACTTCAGGTTTTAGATTGTATGTCCAAAGTAACACGTTCTCGCCGGTGCCTCTTGGGTCACGGATCAGTTGTATTTTCTTTGTTACTTGGTTGAACGTGTAGTTCATGTAGCCGCCAAACATACGTGCAGCCAATTCAACGTACTGACTGTAAAAGTCGTATGTGGCAAGACCACCTGCTACGTTAAAATTCATTAGGTAAACGTTCATGCTGGCTTGAGAGAATGGATCAAAGTTACTGGCCTGGCCTGTGGCATCACCAAACTGTCTGCGGAATATCTGACGTACACTAACAACCTCTTGTGGCAACTGATAGATGTTGACATCTTTGACCAGTTCCATAAAGCTGTAGCTTTCCTCATAAGCGTTGCTGGCCCGTTGACGGTAAGTGCCTAGTGTTTTTTGATAGGCGGCTTCGTAGTGAGCAGGGTCCAACTCGAGATCAATAATCTGATCACCAAGTTGAAGCTTTACATATTCTATCATGTTTTGCTTGAGCATCTCAAGCGAGTTTTGTTGCTGTTCTGCCATTGGGGGACTCCGTCCCCTTTATTTACCAGCTTTTTAGAATGATCAAGTTCTCTGTACCACGCCCGTTAAAGGGTGTTTCTGTGGTGGTCAAGTCCTTGTAGATCTTTCTTGCGGCTGGCTTGCCTGCGGCACCCAAGGCTTTGAGTACCTCTGCTGGCTTTCGCACAGTTTTTTGCTGGCTCTCAACTGTACTAAACCCAATAATTGAGTTTGACTTTACAGTAAATGCCTGTGTATGACTGTCAGCAACAAGGTGGATCAGCTTGCGTTTTTTGGTGTCATACAACCAGGCTTCTGACTTGTCCACTAAACTTGCGGCTGGCAAGCCCTTGAGTTTGAGTTCTGCAAAGTCCACAATATGCTTGAACTTTGCGGCACGTTTCTCAGGTGGCACTGCCCGGACCTTGCGTGGCTTGCGCTCGACCTTTTTAATCTGCACATAGGCACCACAGTCTGAAATCACAAGCTCACAGAACTTTACACAATTCTTTAACTGTATCTTAGAGAGGTATCCGTAGCCCTGTACCAAGTCCGCATCTTTGCCTGCTACTGCCTCGTCAAACTCTGCAAGTTTACGGGTCCAAATTTGCTTGATGTCATTCACCATTTGTGGTGCAATATTCATTGAACGCATGAGAACCACGGGTTTGTAGTCTGCATTGAGTTTGGCTCCTGCCAAGATAAACTCGTCAAACAAGCCATCCATTTCACCCGCACACTCTGATACCTTCTCACGCAGGCGGTCCTGAATAGTGATTCTTGGTACTGTATCCTCTACCGGGGCCTCAACCTCAACCTCAGTTTGTTTGGATTCTAACAATTCTTTTAACAAGTTATCTAATTTGGTTTGTTCATGTTCGGTGAGCTCTAGTCCAACCAAGCTCATGCGACACAACCAACCTGTTGTTAATCTGATTGAGCTGTCTGGAATCTGTTTGAGCGTACGAACATCTGCTTTGCGGTCATGTGCTTCTAGATATGCAACAATCATCTCACGGGCATCTTTTTTGCCGTAAAAATAATTGTACCAAGAAAATGCTTTGCTCAAAGCACTAAATCGATTATCTGTAGGTTGGCGTACCCAAGTTGGTTCCATGCCCATGGCATTGGTATCCGCACTACGTGGATTCAAGGGCTTGACAGGTTTTGTTGCGACTTTCATATGATCTCCAAAAAGCAATAACTGTAATTATAGCAGAGATTGCTTTTGATGTCAATCTCTGCTAACTGTGTTGTTTTTAGAACACAGTGCCGCGAAACTGCTCGTAATCGTAGAATGCTACTAAAGTACTATCTCGAAAGTAAACTGTAATGCCGCCCAGGTCCTCGCGAGCGTCCCACTTTGTCTGTTCCAAAATAACATTAGTAGCACGTACCTCAAGCTCGTCCATTAGGTCCTCGCCTGTGTCCTTGTAGCTTTGCATGGCTTCTGCCTCATAATCTAAAGTGTATACTTCAGTATTATTAATTTGTGCGCTTTGTACATCTGTAAGCATGGTGGCTCCTTTTGTTGTTAAGTGCTAATTATAGCATTTTGGGAATATTCAGTCAACCAAAATGCTATAAATAACATTATGCCACGTTTAAGCCTATACCGTCCCAATCGCACTAGAGATTACCAATTTCTGGACCGCACAATCAGTGAGATGTACACTGTTGGCGGATTAGACCTCTTTATCCACAAATATCTTGGTCCAGACACCGGTGGAGAAGATTCGGCATTTTCGGGCAACGCCGACGCCACCCAGCCTGTTTATGACGAGCTCAACCCAATGAACATACAAGATTTGCTGTTGTTAGAAAACAGAGATCGAGTGTATGACGACGATATCTATGTCATGCGTGGTGTTTACAATGCACAAGACATTGACTTTGATTTGAGTCAATTTGGATTGTTTTTAAACAATGATACCTTGTTTATCACGTTCCACTACAACGACATGATTGACACATTTGGGCGCAAACTCATGAGTGGTGATGTGATTGAAGTTCCAAACCTGCGTGACTACAATCCTTTAAACAAGGATTTAAGCAGATCGTTGCCCAAGTATTATGTGGTTCAAGATGCGGCTTATGCAAGTGAAGGTTTCAGTCAAACCTGGTTGCCGCACTTGTGGCGTGTGAAAGCTACACCGTTGACTGACGCACAAGAATACAATTCAATTACAGACAAACCATTTGTGGCTGAGTACATCTGGGATCCGGGTGATTTTTATCCCGCTGGTGCCATTGTAAATTATGGTGACGTGTATTATCGGGCTCGAGTCAACACACCTGCAGGTACGGATATCTCCAACACTGACTACTGGCGTGAGTACACTCCGCCTACCATCAGCGACAAACAAGGCACAAGAGAAAAGGATTATCAACTGAATGATGCCATCCTTGTACAGGCCGATGTGGAAGTGCCAAAATCTGGCTACGACAACAAACCCTTGTATGTTGTGCCCACACTATTGGACGGACAGCCGGCCAATCCCACATCATTGAGCACAGTGGATGGCGACACAGTGGATGGCACACAAGGCGGTATGAATGTTACCCCAGATGGCTTTGGATGGACTTCGGGTTACTTGACTGGCGACGCACACGCACCAAATGGCTTGCCTGTCACAGCCGGTGTCAGCTTCCCACTAGATGCTGTGGCCGGAGACTACGCATTGAGACTGGATTACTTTCCAAATCGCATGTTCCGGTATTCAGGCACACGCTGGTACAAAATTGCCGAAAATGTGAGAACAGATCTCAACAATGGAGCCAACAACAATACTTTACGCTCTAGCTTTGTTAACAATACATACACTGTGCCAACAACAGATCTTGGTAACGTTCCGAGTCGTCAGAGTTTGAGCGACTTGCTTCGACCACGTGCAGACAATGGTGATCAGAGTGGCGGGTTAGCGCCTAAGCCAGCACCTGACACACGACCAGGACAGAAATCGAGTTAACAATGCAACAATTTTTTTACGACGCACAAATACGTCGCTTTCTGCTACAGTTTACCAGAATCTTTTCTGGATTCCAGGTAGAGTACGGTCGAGAATCAGACAACCCCAATGTGGCTGCACTACTGCGTGTGCCCATCCGATACGGCGATGCAAGCCGTCAAGCACAAACTATCATACAAGATAACTCTGCCAACTCCTTGCCATCAACACCCATGATGACTTTTTATATCACTGGACTGGATTATGATCGTCCTAGAATGCAAGAACCATATCATGTGCAACGCACTGTGGTTCGTCAACGCACCTATGATACAGCTACTGAGAGTTATGAAACCACACAAGGTAATGCATTCACAGTTGAAAGACTGATGCCTGTGCCATACAAGCTAACAATTACTCTGGACATTTGGACATCAAATACCAATCAAAAGATGCAGTTGTTGGAACAAATTTTAACCTTGTTCAATCCCAGTTTGGAAATACAAAGCACAGACAACTTCTTGGACTGGACATCACTCAGTGTTGTTGAATTGGAATCAACACAATGGACTTCGAGAACCATTCCCATGAGCACAGAAAATCCCATTGACATTGCCACGCTGAAGTTTAACTTGCCAATCTGGATCAGTCCTCCGGCCAAGGTCAAGAAGCTGGGTGTTATTGAGCGTGTGATTGCAAGCATGTATGATGCCCAAGGCGACTTTGTGGATGCTATCATCAACAACGACCTGTTGTTAGGCACACGAGTGATGATCACACCATGGATGTACAAGCTGGTGGTGATTGAAAACAAGATTCAAGTGTTGTACAATCCCGTGGTAGTGCCCAATGGCAGCTACGAAGATCTAGATCCCACTGCTATTGTGGCAGACTCTCCGTTGTTGTGGCCAGCAGTTATCAATGCATATGGCACACTGCGTCCAGGTATTAGTCAAATACGACTGAACAATCCTCCCAACACAGAAGACACTGCCAATCCCATCATTGGTACCATTGTGATTGACCCCAACGATGACCGGCTGGTGTTGTTTGATGTGGACCAGGATACTGCTCCACAAAACACACTTGATCCTATCACAGCAATTATCAATCCGTTGGCCAGTGCGCCTGGAGACGGCTTGCCTGTACCAGCGGTAGGACAACGTTATTTGTTAACAGAACCAACAGGCAACGTCACAAACTCTGTGAACCCTGAAGCATGGATTGGAGATCTTGGTCAACCCTTGGTTGCTATAGCCAATGACATTATTGAGTGGAATGGCACACGCTGGCGCATTGTGTTTGTGTCTGCTGATGCCACTGCTGTACAGTATGTCACAAACATCACCACAGGCACCCAGTACGAGTGGACTGGCGAAATGTGGATCAAATCATATCAAGGTATCTATCCTGGAGGCACGTGGAGTCTAGTACTGTGAAAGCAGTGGGTGTGTGGTTTCTAAGCCAGGCCACTGGCAGATACCTGTACTTGTTGCGCAACGACTCTAAACATCCTGGATCATGGGGATTGCCTGGTGGCAAAATTGAAACTGGCGAAACCCTGCTGGGTGGTATGGAGCGTGAGTGTGTGGAGGAGCTTGGAAGTTTTCCTGCCTACACCAGACTCATGCCACTAGAAAAGTTCACATCAGCAGATGGCATATTTGAATATCACACCTGGGTTTGTGTTGTTGATCAAGAGTTTGTGCCTGTGCTAAACAACGAGCATCTTGGCTATGCCTGGATTGATCAAGGCACTTGGCCTCGCCCCATGCATCCTGGCTTGTGGTCAACTGTGAACTTGGAAAGTATTCAGACCAAACTTGCGTCCATTGAAAATGCTTTCCAGAAAAATTAGAATCTTCCCACAACAACTTCAATAGTCTGAATACTAGCATCGTCAATGTATCCTAGACTCTTGCCAATCACACATCCTGGTTGATATTGTGTACCTATACGCTGAGCCACACCTGGTCGAGTGCTAGATACTAGCACATCGCCTTTGCTTACAGGGCCTTGAACACGGCACGGAACTCGACCAGTTAACGCAACTGGTAGCACATGTTTTCCTTGTTGTCCTGAGTTCATGATATAGCTGGGGTTGGTTGATATAACACCAGCTATTGCTGTACTACCAGGTGCTACTGTTTGTGTAATTTCTTCAACTCCGCCAAAATCTACCACGGTGCCCGGAGGGTAATCTGCGTCAGCAACATACATCTCTGCCAAGTCAGCATACTGTGCTGAGGTGGCTTTGGCAAATACTGTGTTAAAATATGTTGTGCTTGATCCAATGTTGCCAATGCCGTTGCCGTTGCCGTTAACAATATTGCCTCCGGTGATATTACCAGTTGATACCGTTAAACTTGTACCAGTTAAGGCAGCACCTGTTACAGCACCAGTAGCGGAAATTGCACCTGCAACCGTTAATCGTGTTGATGGAGCAAGGGAAAAAGTACCAATACCAACGAGACCATCGTTTCTAACTATCATTCCATTATCAATCGCAGTGTACACCTGTAAAGCAGCTTGACTGCCAGACGAACCTGATAAATCTACTCTTAATCCATAAGCCCCTGCTGTGTAATTTTTAAAATCTCCTGTCCAATCAGCAATAGTTTGAACCGTTTGAAATTTAACACTTGGTGAGCTAGTCCCAATACCTACACTGCCGTTTGTAGTTAAGTTACCACCTGTGACAGTACCTGTTGACGAAATTAGTCCAGCGGTGCTTATGTTTCCTCCAGAAACATTACCGGTGACTACCAGACTACTTAACATTCCCACTTGAGTGATGTTTAGTTGACTGCCAGTTTGTATAGTGCCAAACAAATTTACACCTGTGATGTTACCAGCTGCACTAATTTGTCCACCTGTTAGCAAGTTACCGCTTGTGGTATTACCTGTTACTGCTAGTGAAGTCAACGTGCCAACACTAGTAATATTGCCTTGTGCGGCTGTGGTCACTGTACCTGCTGTGGTTGCAGTGCCTGCACTTGTGGCAAAAGTGGCATTGGCTACCGTGCCTGATACATTTGCTCCAGTGATAGTTGTTAACGGGGCGCCATTGCCAACAAATTGAGATGCGTTGACATTTCCAGTTATACTAACACTGGATAAAATACCAACACTAGTAATGTTTGGTTGAGCGGCAGTTGTTACTGTGCCTGCACTACCAGCTGACGTAGCAAATGTTGCATTGGCAACTGTGCCTGTGACATTGGTACCAGTAATTGATGTAAGCAAAGCACCGTTACCTAAAATGTAATTTCCGGTGATGTTACCTGCGGCACTGATTGTGGTGGCATTGATGGTTGAAATTACAGCACCAGTACTGGTAACATTGCCGGCCAAAGATGCTGTGTTTGCAAACACAGTGGACCAGTAATTGGCAGCGCCGCCTAATGCCAGTGTGCCATTGGCTGTGGGCATTACGGCAACATTACTTTGCCAACTTGCTGTGGCATTGCTATATCTCCAGGTGGCAATTGCTGGATTTCCCACATCAATACCAGCACCGTCAACATTGGCACTAGTAGATTGATTATTTGCCAGTGTGATTGATTTGTCGTTGGTAGTAATTGTATTAGAGTTAATGGTAGTGGTGGTACCATTCACAGTTAGATTGCCTGTGATCACCACATCGTTGCCAACTGCAAGATTACCTGTGGTTATGTTTCCTGTGATGTATAATCCATCCACAGCAAATGTGGCAATGTTGGCAGTGCCTGATACAGATACTAATACATTGCTGTTGGCCAACACTCGTATGCCTGAGCTGCCCGAAGACACATTACCAGTATTTGTGATATTTTGTTGGAATGTGAGAGCGGTGGTTCCAACCACAATAGGATTATTTGTGGCCAGCACCCACTGTGTGTCAGCATATATGGTACCATCTGTGACCATTAAGATCATGCCGGCTTCAATTTCGCCAGTGGCATTGGCATCAGTTGATCGAGTCCACGTTCCGTTTGATCCTGTACCCGGAGTTGTTACAACATAGATACCATTTTCGCTGCCAGTTGTTTGACCTGCTACCAACACACGATCGTTGGCAATTAATGTTGCCCCGTCAACTACGTTTGGGGCACTGCCAGACAATGTAACATCTGCAGTCGTTACCACACGCACAGCCTGTTTAAAGTCTATGTCAGATATTTGTTCAGCACGTATTCTAGTTAAACCCATCAATCAATCCAAATTTATTGTAGTATTTAGCCAAAAAAATAGGACTCCAGGAGTCCTACTTTTTGTTACATTATTGACTGCTTAGTTGCGGCCAATTACCACTTCAATTGTGCCTTCTGCACCGTCAAAGTTCTCCAGGGCCTTACCAATAATACTACCTGCACGAGCTGAGTTGTCAACTCGGGCTGCACCGTTGCCGGCTGCTACCATCATGTCGCCTTTGCGTACTGTTCCAACCACTCGACATGGCACACGACCTTGCAATGCTACCATGGCCACGTGTTCTGCAGTCAGTCCAGCATTCATGATGTAACTTGGATTTGTAGACACAACACCTGCCACACGAGTTGAACCTGCTTCAACTGACAATGTGACTTCTTTGTCCCCACCAAACTCCAGCACTGTTCCTGGTGCGTACTCTGCGTCTGATTCGTACTTTTCTGCCAAGTCAGCGTATTGTGCTGAGGTGGCTTTGGCAAACACAGTGTTGAAAAAGACTGTAGAACTACCAATGTTGCCAATGCCGTTGCCGTTGCCGTTAACAATATTGCCTCCAGTGATATTACCAGTGGTCACTGTCAGGCTAGTGCCTGTTATGGCAGCACCAGTGATTGAACCAGTTGCTGATACCAATCCAGCTGTGCGCAAGTTGCCGCCATCAATGTTGCCAGTGATGCTGGCTGTGGTACCTGAATAGTTACCAATAAACGTAGTTGCAATCAAGTTGCCACCACTAACGTTACCAGTTACGCTAACACTTGAGCCAGTCATTACGCCACCAACCACTGACGCTCCTGTTACTGCACCTGTTACGCTAACACTTGATCCAGTAATCACACCGCCTGCAACTGATGCTGCCGTTACACCACCTACTGCACTAATACCAGCACTTGATGTAAACACGTTGGCTGAGCTGTTGTACAACCAGGTGATGAATGGTGAGCCAATTGGGCCAACTTCAATACCACCACCATTGGCTGCGCCACTGTTGATTGCATTGTTGGCATAGTTAACTGTCAAGTCATTTGTGCTGACAACGTTGGAGTTAATGGTAGTTGTTGTACCGTTAACTTGCAAGTTACCGTTGATAACAACCAATCCTGCGTTTCCAATTGTGGCAGGGTCAATTGTAATTGTAGAATCTAAACTGCTGATTAAATTGGTTGCAATTGTGATGTTACCAACGTTGATGTTACCACCAGTTACATTACCAGTTGCGCTGACTTGTCCAGCTGTGCGCAAGTTGCCACCGTCAATGTTACCTGTCAAGCTGGCTGTAGTACCTTGATAGTTACTGAAGATAGTGGTTGCAATCAAGTTACCACCACTGATGTTACCTGTAGTGCTAATATTACCTGTAGCCGCAACACCAACTGTGTTGACGTTACCAGTTGAGCTCAATGTTGAACCGGTAATAGTAGCACCAGTAATTGCACCAGTTGCGCTGATTAGACCGCCAGTTAACAAGTTACCACCAGTAGTGTTGCCAGTTGCACTCATTGTGCCTGTAACTGCAACACCAGTTGTTGAAACAACAACTACGTTACTAGTATTAGCAATACCAACAGTTACATTACCGCCTGAGCTTACAACTTTAACATTTGATGTTCCGTTCTGAATGCTGGTTGCATCAATACCGGTTAGTTGGCTACCATTACCTAAAATGTAGCTACCAGTGATGTTACCAGTTGCACTCATTGTGCCTGTAACTGCAACACCTGTAGTGCTTGCTACCAACACATTGGCTGTGCCGCCAACTGTCATGAAGGTATTGCCGTTTGCACCGCTGATACCAACTGTAGAAGTGCCTGATACAATAGCATCTACATCTACTGATCCCACGTCAATATTGGCCTGTGTCACACCGTCTGACTTGTAAACAACAAATGTGTTGGCATTCAGTGCTTCCAAACGCAATGGTCCCAGATAAATGGTGTTTCCAGCCACATAAATGTCTTTCCATTGATTGGTTGAACTGCCCAGACTCTGTGTAGCATTAGCAATTGGCAACAAGTTACCTGTTATGTTGACCTTGTTGGCATTGCCTGCTGTTTCTACCTTGGCATTACCGCTGGAGTTAGATATTGCAGTTACTGAACTGGTAGTTTGTAACTCACGTACAGAAATTGTATCACCGTTTGCAGGAGCTTCTGTAAAGATCAAACTTGCACCGCTTACTGTGTAAGCAGTAGTTGGAATCTGAACCACACCGTTTAGTGTAACAAGTACAGAATCTGTAGTGTAGTTTGCACTGCTCAATGTGAATGTAGTTGTTGTACCATCACCAGCAAACTGTTCTGTAGTGATCACAGTGAAAGCAGAACCCAGTGATTGCCAAGCAGTCCCGTTATATGCTTCCACCTGTAGTGTTGTGGAATTGAAACGCACCATACCTGCAACACCTGCTGCCGGACGTTGTACAGTGTTACCAACAGGCACCAGGATAGAGTTGGTAGTATTAAATGCCACCAATGCATCTGTTGTTTGTGTTGCACTACCAAAACTCACTGTTCCTGTGCCAGCATCAACATACACTAAATTAGCTACATTATCGCTACTGATTGCAAAGTCAACATCAGCACCTGCACCGTTAACAGTGACAATACCATTTGTGCCTGTGACATTGTCGCCACTGATTACAATGTTACCAAACTTACCTTGTGTTGTTGCATTGACGTTGGCACCAGTTACGTTGGCTACACCAGTTACGTTTGCACCAGTGATGTTGGTTGTGACATTCAAATTACTTAAAACATTACCACTTAGACTCAATGCTGTTGCATTAAGATTACCAGCTGCAATATTGGCAGTTGTGGTGATTCCACTTGTGGTGTTGATAGCACTCAGCACGTTACCACTTAGGCTCAATCCACCAGTGTTGACGTTGGCACCAGTAATGTTACCTGCTGAACTGATACTTGCTGCTTCAAATGTACCTGTTGTGATCAAGTTGCCACCTGTGACATTGCCTGTTGCACTGATCAATCCTACTGTGGTAATATTGCCACCAATCACGTTGGCTGCACTAGTGATACCACCTGTGGCACTGATAATACCACCTGTTGTCAAATTGCCGCCAGCAATGTTGGCAGTTACGTTGATTGATCCAGCACTCATCACACCCACGGTGTTTAGATTGCCGCCAACCACATTACCAACAGTGGTAATTGATCCAGCAGCACTCAAAATGCCACCTGTCAACAAGTTACCGCCTGTGATATTGCCGGAAATTGTCATGCCAGTCGCTTCTAACGTACCAACATTAGCAACGCCAACTGTGGTTATGTTGCCGCCAGTGATGTTTCCAGTTGCACTGATTAGTCCACCTGTCAACAAGTTACCGCCTGTAGCGTTACCTGTTACTGTCAAGTTACCCAATGTACCAACAGTGGTCAAACTACTTGTAATCACATTTGCATTAAGTGTATTACCTATCAAGTCGCCTGCTGGTGCTGTGATGCCTGATGTGCCAGCGGCAGTCAATTGACCTTGCTGGTTAACGGTGAATGTTGACACTGCGGTAGCGTTGCCATAACTGCCTGTTGTTACTGCTGTGTTAGCAATGCTGAACACTGTTCCAGTTAATGAAAGTCCTGTGCCTGCTGAGTATTGACCAGCACCAGAGAACTGTGTGAATACAATTGCAGTAGTACCTACAGTTACAGGAGAGTCAGTTGTACATACCCAACCAGTATCTGCTTGCACTGCGCCTGATTCAATAAAGGTAAATGCACCTGGGAATTCTGGGCCAGTGTTCATGTCGCTTGAGCGAGTTAGCAAGAATGGGTTGCCAGCGTCGTTGGTAGTAACTACATAGATACCATTAACTGGTGCATTTCCTGCTGTTTCATTCTTGATCAACACTCGTGAACCAACTGTTGGTTGTACACCATCCAGTGTCAGTGCGCCATTTGCACTGGCAGTGATAGTAGCACCAACACCTGATGTGCCGTTGTTGTAGGTATATGATGGCAAGGCTGCGTATGACGCTACCACTACACTTCCTTTAGGTGCCAATCCACTGGCAACTGCATCAACATAGCTCTTGTTGGCTGCGTCAGTGTCTTGTAAAGGAGTTGCAACACCGTTAATGATCACATTACCGTTGCCTGTTACAATGTTACCTGTTGTGCTGAAAGTAATATTGCCTGTTGAAATAACATTTACGTTATTACCTACCAAGCTGTTGGCATTTACACTACCTGCAGTTACAAGATTTCCACCAACAACATTACCAGTTGCACTGACAATTGCTACATTAACATTTCCACCATTGACATTGCCAGTTGTGCTTATTGCACCAGCAGAATTAATATTACCGCCTGTGACATTACCTGTGATATTCAATGGTGATAGTATATTACCGGTTAGGCTCAATCCTGCTGCATTCAAGTTACCACCAGTGATGTTGCCAACCGCTGAAATCAATCCGCCTGTGTTGATGTTACTGCCAGCAATGTTACCTATTGTTGCAATATCTCCCACAGCACTGACCATACCAACTGTGGTTATGTTTCCACCAATAACATTGGCTGTGGCAATCACTTGACCAGAAGACAGTACGTTTCCACCTGCTACGTTGGCTGCACTTATGATATTACCAGTTGCACTAACAAATCCACCTGTAAGAACATTTCCACCAGTTAAGTTGGCTGCACTTGTGATGTTGCCTGTTGCACTAACTTGACCAGCAGTGGTCAAGTTGCCGCCTGTGACATTACCAACAGCACTGATTGTAGTTGATGCAGTTACCGAGCCTGCGTCAACAACACCAGCAGTTACTAAATTACCGCCTGTGACGTTTCCTGATGCGCTCAAACTTGCGGCAGCAAATGTTCCAGCGGTGCTAATATTACCGCCTGTGATGTTACCAGTTGCACTTACATACCCGCCTGTGGCAATGTTACCTCCAGTGATTGTGGCACTAGCAGTGATTAGACCGCTACTGACAACATTGGCAGCACCAACATTGGCTGCACTTGTGATGTTGCCTGTGGCACTGATTGTGCCTGCTGTGTCAACATTGCCGCCAGTAATTGTACCTGTTGCTGTTACAACGCCTGCTGTGCGGATATTTCCACCATCAATGTTACCACCAGCACTCACAGCACCAGCATTAACTGTGTTACCTGTGTTGATATTGCCCACAGCAGTTACTAATCCGTTGCTTACTACGTTGCCGCCAATGACATTGCCACTTGCACTAATAGTCACAGCATTAATGTTACCACTAAAGTTACCAAGAAAGTTTAGAGCCTGTACATTTCCTGCAGAAGTGATATTACCAGCCGTGCTGATTACACCTGTAGAACTGATACTTGTTCGTGTAATTAACGCACCAACTGCGTTGCCAACTTCTTTGGATTTGAATGCAAATCCTGCTGAGAAATTGCCATCACCAACACTGGTGAATTGCGCTTCTGGAGTGAATTGTGCGTTACCAACATAGTCATAGAAATCAATGGCAGCACCTGCACCTGCACCACCACCTGGATTGATCAAGTTAAGAGCAGTTGCGGCAGCTCCTACACTGCTTTCAACCAGGTTCAATGCGGCTTCTTGATACAATCCGTTGACTGTGGTGGCACCTAGTATGCTGTTGCCTGAGCTTAGAACTTTGCCTGTTTCTACGGTACCAGTAACACTTAGATTGCCCAATATACCAACAGAGGTCAAGCTAGATGTAACCACACCTGAGTTCAGGGTGTTACCTGTTAAATCACCAGCAGGTGCTGTGATGTTGGCTGAACCAGCGGCTGTGAGTTGACCTTGTTGGTTAACTGTGAATGTGGAGATAGAACTGGAATTGCCGTAATTACCTGTTGTTACTGCTGTGTTGGCAATACTAAATGTTGTGCCATTTAATGCAAGACCTGTGCCTGCCGAGTACTGTCCTGCTCCGGAGAACTGAACAAATGTAATTGGCGTTGTTCCTACTGTGACTGGGTTATTGGTTGTACATACCCAACCAGTGTCTGCTTGTGCCGTACCTGTTTCAACAAAAGTAAACGCACCTGGGATTTCACCACTTGGTGATCCGTTGTCAAAGTCTGTGGCTCTTGTCAACACAAACGCTACACCAGCGTTACCTGCAGTGGTAACAACATAGATACCATTGTATGGATTATCTGCGCCTGTTTCGTTCTTGATCAACACACGAGCACCAGCTGCTGGAGTAACTCCATCCAGTGTCAACGCACCGTTTGCACTGGCAGTGATTGTGGCACCAACGCCAGAAGTACCGTTGTTGTAGGTGTATGCTGGCAAGGCTGCGTAACTGGCTGCAATTACAGATGCTTTGGGATCTAGACCTTGAGCAACTGAGTCAACATAACCTTTGTTG